ACGATCTTGCGGAAGGTGCAGCGCGGGAAGCGGTTCATTGTTTGCAAGGGGTGCGGCACATGAGCGGCAACCTCAAGATTTCCGGCATGCGCTACGGCTGGGCGATTAAGGTGCCCGCGTCGGAATTCAAGCCCGATGGCACGCTATTCGGTGGGCTCGACGGGAACAAGATCGGCCGGCACGAAATGTATCCTGTCGGCATCTACGCGCTGTTCCCGACCGAAGCCGAAGCGCGGGCATTCTTGCTGGATCGTGTCGGGCCGTGGCGCGGTAAACGCGATTGTTCCGTGGTCCGGGTGCGCATTGAGGCAACAATCGAGGAAGTTGATCGGTTTCCGAAGTTGCCTCATTTGCGGTGGAGCAAGAACGGCAACCACTACCCGCCGCGCCACCGGAAGGTGACGACGTGAAGAAGTTCATCCCGCCCGATCCAGATGGCTGGAATCGCAAGGGCGTCCTGACCCTCACGGCTGGCCCCGATGGCCACCACGGCAGTCTGACGCTGGATGACGTGGCGATCCACGTTCGCGGCTGGCGGCAGGAAGCGCCTGGTATTGTGCGGTTTGAGTATCAACATTTTTCCGATGGCTGGACGGAGACGTTTTTGAAGGGGCGGGGATGAAGCACCGTCTCGATCCCATCCACCTGCACCACGCGGCCACGCAACTCGGCACCATCGTGGCCCGTGACGACATGAGTGACGCCGACGCATCCGACACAATCAAGGCGTGGGTGTCGAACGTGACGACGGTGGACCGCAGCGGGCTACAGGCGCGGTTGCACCACGCCATGCGGGACCAGGCGCGCGCGCATCGGTTGAAACTCGCCAACGCAGAGACGGCCATCAAATGGGCCGTCCGTCCGTTGATCGAAGCTGCCGCGCTCAAGCACGAAATCGAAGAAGCCGCCAGCAACGCGAATGGCGGCGTCCTGTCGTGGGATGAAATCGTGCCTATACTGCGAAACGAATGGAACGCGCTTCACGGGCGCAGGCGGCGGGGATGAACCAGTTGAGCCGTAATCCATGGGGCGCGCATGCGTCCTACGCCGACCCGTCACCCCTACCGATCCTGTTCATTGACGATATCCACCCCGTCACCGACGCCAAGGATTTTGTGCAAGGGCTGCTTGTCCAGAAGTCGTCGGCTGTCCTGTATGGCGAAAGCAACTCCGGCAAGACGTTCCTTGCCACGGATATTTCGTTGCACGTAGCCGCCGGCTTCGACTGGCACGGGCGCCGCGTGGAAGCTGGCGGGGTGCTCTACCTGGCACTTGAAGGTGGCGACGGGTTCCGTAACCGCGTGGCAATCTGGCGTGCCGAACACGCCCCCGGCCTACCCGTCTATTTCGCGGCCATTCCGTCGCAGGTGAACTTACTAGACCCGGAGGCCGATACGCCGCGCGTGATCGAAGCCGCAGCCACCGCAGCCGAGCGTATGGGCGTGGCGATCAAGCTGATTGTCGTGGACACCCTCGCCCGCGCCATGGCCGGCGGCAACGAAAACGCCAGCGAGGATATGGGCGCACTGGTGACGAACATGGACGCCATCCGCGAGGCAACCGGGGCGATGGTCCTGTTTATCCATCACAGCGGCAAGGATGCGGCCAAGGGTGCCCGTGGGCATAGCAGCCTCCGCGCCGCCATCGACACCGAAATTGAGGTTGCAGACGAGGAAGGGAGCGACGTGAGGACTGCAACGGTAGTCAAGCAACGCGACATGAAGAAAGGCGACGTGATCCACTTCACGCTTGAAGTGGTCGAGGTAGGGGAGAACCGGCACGGGGAGATGGTGACGACATGCCTCGTGCGGGCCGCCCAAGGGGCCGCCAAGGCGTTTAAGGCACCCCGCCTATCCGGTCATACCAGCGTGGCCATGGAAGCCCTGCATGACGCTCTGGCGCGGGCTGGGGCTAACGGGTTTGCAGGGGTGCCGCAGAACGTGGCCAGCATCCCCGAACAATGGTGGAGGGAAGCGTTCTACACCCGAACCGTGGGCGACAATCAGGACACGAAGAAGAAGGCGTTCCAGCGCGCCGTGGCCGAGTTGCAGGGGAAGCACCTTGTGGCGGCGAATAATGGGCGGGTTTGGGCGGTCAGGGAGGCGGGACAGTGAAGCCCCGCCTCACATCAAGCGACACGCCAAACGCGGAATTCTTCGGATGTTTTGCGGGTGCGGTAATCCCAGCCCGGATGCCGCGATTTCCAAATGCGGACGGCGGTTGCGACTTTCGCAGCCATGGACGGATCAACGCCGAACGACCCTCCGACCGGCATGCTGGCGAAAGGGTATTTAGGTGCTCGACCTTGGCCAGAAAGTGTTCCATCAGGGATTGGGATGTGGGTGTCTACGCGCATGTGCGCCTCCATGTTTCTCCGCTTGTATGTCATTATAACCATGTTGGCGCAACTATTTTGTGCTGTATGTCCGCCGGGACGTCCATCGGGACAGATTTCGGGACACGCCGGGACGCGTCGGGACATGGGACATCGGGACAGAGGCGGGACACTGGGGGGATATATAACTACGTTATATCCCCCTGTCCCGTCGGCGTGTCTGGCATTTTTGGGCGTGTCCCGATGACCACCCCAGAAGCCGCCGCGCTGTGGCTGCTGTGCGCCATAGGGGCTGGGACGGTGGGGTTTGGGATTGGGTTTGTGTGGGGCGCGCTATGACGGCGGCGGATCATCCCGCATCGCCTGTTCGTGCAGCGCCACGCGGCGGAGAAGCCACGCGGAGACGGCGGGGGGAATGTGATACGTTACGTCGCGGCGTATCCAGTTTCGCACGCGATTGCGCGGCAGGTTCAGAAAGCGCGCCAGGCCCCCGGTTGTCCAACCGAGGGTTTCGATGGCGTCTTCGAGGGCGTCGGGGGTCATGCGTGACGCGGAAAGCTGGTGTGGACGCGACCAACGTTGGTTTTCGACTTGCCATCGGGGCCAGGGATGTAGCGCACCACGTCCACCGTGTTGCCTTCGCGGGCAAGTTTGGCGGCAAGAGCCTTGGCAAAGCGCAGGCTGGTGACGTGCTCGAAGGTTTCGGGGCCGCGAACTTCGTAAACGTAATTGGTGGTGCTCATCTCAGTCTCTCCCGTGTGTGGTGGTGGGGGCCGAAGCCCCGGGTTTCAGGCGATGCCGCGCCGGATCATGCGGTTGAAAGCCAACTTGGAAACGAACTTGATCTGCGCCGCGTGAACCGCCTTCAGGGCCTCATCGTCGCAACCGTCGAGGAGGTCGCAAATCCCGGCGTATGCCTTGCCGGACGGGTCCATGCGATCAACCGAACCGAAGGCGGCGCGAAGGGTGGTGATGTTCTCGTTGATGCTGGCCATGTCCGTCTCTCCGTCTGTGTTCCTGATGACGCATTTCTAGCGTCACCCCGCGCCCCAGTCAACGCATCAATTGCGTCACACGCATCTTTTCTCGAGGCACCATGACCGACCCACACGACCGCACCCAATGGCAACCAGGCGACCGATACACGATCCATCCAGCAACAACCCCGTTCGCGCTGGAAACGACGCAAGGAGTTGTGTATGTTTCCGTTGGCCAATACGGACGCTTCCTGATGACCACGGAGGGCTGGACGGTTGACGCTGAATGAACTCGCTGCGGTTATCTGCTGCGAAGGCAAGCCGTGCATGAAGCCGGAAGCCTGCGACAAAGCGCGGGAGTATCGGGTGCCGGTCAGTCCCATGAAGGCGGCGGAGGCCGTGTCTCGGCTGCTTTGCGAGGAATGGGCGCGACGTGGTGAAGGGGCTATTCCCAAACGGGAACAACGACCCGCGCGCGCGGCTGGGTGCAGCAACGAGACGGGGGAATGATGGTGGCTGATAAACCCAAATGGGCTGCGGGCTTGCGGTTGAGCCCCGGCGCGCAAATTGAATACCTGCAAAACGGCGGCATCCGCATCACGGGTAATGACGTGGCCGGAGGCGGTGGCGTCTGTGGAATACTGACCGGAGGCGGCGGCGCGTATGGCCGCACCGCAGCGCATTACACTGTTTCGACGCAAGGCGGCGCTGCTACACGGGGGCGCGGCGTGGTGATTTTGACAAGCATCGACGACCGCCCGCCCGGCATCTACTGGACGCGCACCAGTGGCAAGACGCATCGGGTAGAAATCAAACGATGAGCCGACGCCAGCGCGCCGTTGCGTCATCGACCTCCGACTTCGGCCCCGTCATCGTTGATCCAACTACGGGCGAGTTTCGATACGCGCTCCCGGTTGAGATCACGGAAGTTGCGGCAGGACCGAACACACGCGCGACCGTGCGACGTGCGCGCCGTGCCGATCCTCTCAACCGCGTGGAGGATTGCACGGATGAGATGCGAATGGCGGCTGCGATCTATCGCCAGGCTGTGGAGCATTGTGAAAGCGGTCGAGGCATGGGGCCGATGCCATGGGCGGTTGACCGCGTGCAGGAGGGCAGGCGCGGCGATGGCCTAGGCGTGTCTCTGCTGGCGCAGGAGCGGGCTCTTAGCGCCGCCGAGTGGCATCGTAGGGGCGTGCAGGCGATGGGCCTGTCAGCCTCTCAAGGCGTCGTGCATTGGGTGGTTGTCGCGGGGTTGCCATTGACGGAATACGATGCGGTGCGGCGGTGGCAGCGGCACACGGCGCGCGGGCAGTTGCTGGCGGCGCTTGATCGGTTGGTGGCGGAGTATGGGTTGTGAGTGGCCCTCGTCGCCAATACAAGCCAGAACCTGTTGATGCTCATGGCTGGACGGAATGGATACATCCGCTGCCGGGATATCGCGTTGCGTGTTGTGACTGCGGGCTGGTTCACGATTTTGAATTTCGCGTGGACGAATTGGGGCGGGTCAATTACCGAGCCCGCAGAAATGCGCGAAGCACCGCCGCGTTGCGCCGAGAAAAACGAAGGTTGACACCCGGTCCCGAAACTGCTAACGCCTAGGCACACTGCACAATCTGACTGCATCACCCGCTAGGCACAAGCCCGGCGGGTTTTTTGCGTTCTTGCAAGGAACCTCGCTTATGCCCGGCACCCCGATTGGCCAGTTCGGCCCCGCTACCATCGTGACCGACGGCGCCACGCAGGTGTTCGATTGTTCCACTGGCGGCGTGTTCCAGTGGACCCTTGGCGCCTCGCGCACCATGAGCGCCCCCACTGGCCAGGTCCCGGAACAGCAGCTTCAGATCCGCGTGATCCAAGACGGCACAGGCTCGCGTCTGGTGACGTGGCCGGGCAGTTTCGTGTGGTCCGGTGGCACCGCGCCGACCCTGACGACCACGGCCAGCCGAATGGATATCGTCTACGGCGATTGGGATGCGGTCAACAGCAAGTGGCGCATGCGCGCCTCTGTGCTCAACTACGTGGTGTAACGGCCATGAGCAGCAATCTTTGGCCAGGCGGCGTTGAGATGATGGACTCGGCCGATGTGCTGGCCGCGTCCAACTACAAGCAGACCGCGTATGCGGCTGGCGTGACCGCTGGCACCATCCCGGCGGGAGCGATCACGGGCGGGGCGCAGGTTGTGCTTGTGTCGGCTGCCACCACGCCCGGCACGCAGACCACGCGCACGGCTGCGCAGATGTTCGCCGATAACCCTCTGGCGTATCCCGGAAATGTCTATCAGCTGCGCATCGCACAGTCTGGCGCTGGCACCCTGACGCTTGCGGGCGGCACGGGCGTCACGATCAGCGGCACCGCGACCGTTGCAACCACCACGTTCCGCGACTTCGTGGTTGCGTATGGCGGCACGGCTGACGTTCCGACCGTGACGATTACGAACGTTGGGACAGGCACCTACACCTAACCCATGCCGGAACGCGATTCCACAACCGGCCGGTGGCCTGCTGGCGACAGCAGGGACCGCAGCGCGTCCGCCCCGGCGCGTGGTGGCATGGCCAGCGGGCCGGGCCTGTATGGCGGCGCTTCTGGTGCGCCTGCGGTGGCGTTCAACGCGGAGAACCAGCCGGCGGCCGATGCCAAGGTTGCGGGGCGCCAGGCACGGGCTGAGTTCCGCCGGAAGCTGGCCGAGAAGCTAGACGCGGTGGAAGCAGTTTACGACGCGGCGCTTGTGGACCCTGACAACCGGGTGCGCCTCGTTGCCGCAAAGCAGATCAGCGTCGAGTTGTGGGGCCAGCCTACGCAAGAAATCAGCGGGCCGGAGGGCGGGGCAATCCCCACGTCTCTGACCGTATCGTTTGTGAGGCCTGGTGCAGCCGAGCGCGAAGATTGAGTTTCCCGAAAAGCTGGAATGTCTGTTCCGGCCGGGGCGCTACAAGATTTTGTATGGCGGGCGTGGCGGGGCGAAGTCGTGGGGTGTGGCGCGGGCGCTGCTGGTGCGCGGCACTGTGGCGCCGCTTCGTATCCTGTGTGCACGCGAGATCCAGAAGTCGATCACGGACAGCGTGCATCGCCTGTTGGCCGATCAGATTGCGGCAATGGGCCTGAGCCACTTCTACGAGGTTCAGCAGACGACGATCAAAGGCGCCAACGGGTCTAGCTTCCTGTTTGCGGGGCTTCGGCACAACATCAACAACATCAAATCGTTAGAGGGCGCGGATATCGTCTGGGTTGAGGAAGCCCAGACCGTTTCTAAGGCCAGTTGGGAAAAGCTCATTCCGACCGTTCGCAAGCCCGGCTCTCAAATCGTCGTGTCGTTCAACCCCGAACTCGATACCGACGAAACGTATGTGCGGTTCGTGAAGAACACGCCTCCGAATACCGAAGTCGTCAAGATCGACTGGCGCGATAACCCATGGTTCCCGGCAGAACTGGAAGCCGAGCGGCGGCACCTACAGGCCACGGACCCGGATGCTTACCTAAACATCTACGACGGCCACTGTCGGCAGACGCTGGATGGCGCGATCTACGCCAAGGAAATCCGGGCGGCGACTGAGGAAAACCGGCTTACGCGGGTGCCTTACGAGCAGTCGAAGCCGGTTCATACGTTTTGGGACTTGGGGCGCGCGGATCGCACCAGCATCTGGTTTGGCCAGCTTGTGGGGTTTGAAACGCGATGCATCGACTTCTACGAGAACTCAGGGCACGCGTTGGGGCATTATCTGAAAGAGTTGCAGGCACGGTCCTACGTGTATGGCGACTGCTGGCTTCCTCACGACGCCAATAACGAGTTGCTTGCCTCTGAGCGCACGATTGCCCAGCAGATGCGGGCCGCCGGCTTCACGGTGAAGATCACGCCTAAAACGTCGGTGGCGAACGGCATCAACGCCGCCCGCACGATGTTCCCGAACATGTGGTTTGATGCGGACAAGTGCGCAGACGGGCTGAACCACCTGCGCCGCTACCGATACGATGTGGACCCGGAAACGGGGCAGTTCTCCAAAGAGCCGTTGCACGACGACGCCAGCCACGCGGCCGATGCGTTCCGATACCTGGCAGTCGCGCTGCGTGAGAAGAAGGCATCCTCCACCATGAAGCCAGCGCATCGCACGGCCGTTGCTGGCCATTCCGCGTGGATGGCATGAGCGAAGACACCGACCTTCTCAATGAGATCAAAGCGAACTTCAAGCGCTGCGAAGATTGGGAAGCCACGGCCCGCCAGCGTTACATCGAAGACCTGAAGTTCGGCAACGGCGATGCTCGCAACCGCTGGCAGTGGCCGGATGACGTGTCACGGGCGCGTGAGTCGCAACAGAAGCCCATGCTGACCGTCAACAAGACGCAGCAGCATTGCCTCCAGATCATCAACGATGCCCGCCAGAACAAGGTGGGGATTGAAATTCGCCCGGTTGGCGGCGAGGCGACGGCCAAGGCTGCGGACCTCTACGAAGCGTTGATTCGGCACATCGAATACAAGTCGAACGCCACGCTGGCCTACGAAGCGGCTATGTATACCGGCGTTTTCGGCGGCATCGGTTACGTCCGCGTGCATGTGGACTACTGCGATGAAGATTCCTTCGATCAGGATATATTCATTAAGCGCGTTGCCGATCCGCTGACGATCTACCTCGATCCTGACATTCAGGAATACGACGGGTCAGACGCGCGGTATGGCTTCGTGTTTGAGGATATCCCGCGCAAGGAGGCCGAGAGCAAATACCGACGTTACAAATCGGCGTTTGCAGACAGCCCCATTGACGGCTCTGAAGGCTGGATCAGCGACGATTACGTGCGCGTGTGCGAGTATTTTTACCGCACGGAAGAGGCTGACACGCTGGTTGCGCTGGCGGATGGGCAGACGCTGCGCAAGTCCGAACTGCCGGCGGGCGCTTATGACGAATTGGTGGCGTTTCCGGGCGCAATTGCCAACGAACGGCCGATCATCGACCAGCGCGTAGAGTGGTGCAAGGTCATCGGTTCAACCATCGTTGAACGCAAGCCGTGGCCTGGCAAGTATGTGCCGATTGCCCGCATGATCGGGCAAGAGACGATCATCAACGGCCAGATGGACCGCAAGGGCCATGTGCGGGCAATGCTAGACCCGCAGAAGATGTATAATTACCACTCGTCCGGTTCGGTTGAGTTCGTGGCCAACCAGACTAAGACACCATGGCTTGCCAGCGCGCGGGCTGTGGAAGGCAATCCGGAACAGTGGACGGAAGCCAACGTCAAGAACGCGGCCGTTCTCATCTACAACGACGTTTCAGACGATGGCGTGCCGATCCAGCCGCCGCAGCGCATCGCGCCGCCCCCGCCGGCTAGTGGCCACATCGAAGGCATGCAGGTTGCCCAACAGGAAATGATGCTGGTATCTGGCCAGTATCAGGCGATTATGGGCGCGCCGAGCAACGAGACGAGCGGCAAGGCCATCAACGCCCGGCAGCGTCAGGGCGACAACGCGACATACCACTTTATCGACCATCAGGCGCTTATGATCCGGTTCCTTGGCCGCATCATCCTCGACCTGATACCGAAGGTTTACGACACGGCGCGCGTCATTCAGGCCATCGGGCGTGACGACAAGCGCATCAAGATCCAGGTTGACCCGAACGCACAGGGGCCGGCGCAGCAGCTTGCAGACCCGGAGGCCGAGAATTTCGACGCGGAGACGGTGGCGGCGATCCTGAACCCGTCTGTTGGCAAGTATGACGTGATTTCGGACGTTGGCCCGTCGTATGCCACGCAGCGGCAGGAAGCGTTCAACGCCTTTTCGCAGATCATGGCGCAGAACAAAGAGATGTTCGCGGTGGTTGGCGACCTTTGGGCCGAAAGCGCGGACTTCCCCGGTTCGGACAAGCTGGCCAAACGTCTACACAACATGGTTCCGCCGCAAGCCAAAGGCGGCCCGTCGCCTGAGATGCAGCAGATGCAGCAGCAGTTTCAGGAGGTGGCGCAGCAGGGCCAGGCCGAGATTGCGCAGCTTCATCTTGCCTTGCAGGAAGCCAACCAGAAGTTGGCCGATCAGCAGGCGGACCTTGAGCGTAAAGACTACGAGGCGCAGACGGCTCGCACGGCGGCGCTGGGCAAGATTGACCCTGAGGCGTTCAAGCCTCTGATTCGCGAGATGGTGTCGCAGATGATGGAAGAGCCCATCGTGCCGTTAATGGCGCAGCACGCGGCTGCCGATCAAGCCCGCGTGCCTCAGCCGATGGCGCAGCCGACGCCTCCACAAGAGGGGGTGATCAATGCCGTATAATCCCCTTGGCACCAGCGCCGCCACGCCAGCCGGCTTCTACGGCTTCCGTTCCGGCTTCCAGCGCCAGTTCCCCGTGTGGATGAACAGCGGCGCACAGGCTGACCGGCCGGTGTATGACACGACGCAGAACCTACCCCCCGCCGTGGCGCCTCCTGCGGTCCCTGTGATGCCCTCTGCGCCTGCCCAGCCCGTGGATATGGAGCAGGGCTTCATGCAGCCTGAGGGCGGCGGTGGTGGCTACGGCGCGCCTGCGCAGGGCAACACCACGTTCGGCGACTTTATGAACGCGCTGGGGTTCGGCGGCTTCGGCAGCGCGAACAGCACGACCTCTGGCACGGCCCCGCTTGGCGCGGTGTCGTCTGAGCCGTTGGGCGCTCTTGACGGCGTCATGGGCGGCATGGGCAGCGCCGGGCCGGAAACGAACGCTGTCGGTGGCGATATCGGCGGCGGTCCACAAGGCGATTTCGGCGGCCAGATGGCCGGCCTTGCTGGCATGTTCCACGGCGGCATCGTCACGCCCAACCGGTTGCAGGGCCACAACCCGCCCGGCCCCGATGATGGCCTGGTGCCGATGGACATTGGCGAGGGCGTGCTTACCGCCAAGGCCATTCGTCATTACGGGCCGGGCATCGTCGCCCGGTTAAACAAGTTGCAGGTGCCCAAGGGGGCGTTCAGCAAGCGTTGACGTGCCGACCCAACCGGCGGGTTGCCGGGCGACTAGGAACGCTGTGAAGCGTCCCAACCATCATGGAACCCATGAGCGAAAGCATTGAAATCGCCACGCAGGGCGAGACGGCTTCGGCTGTCGAATCTGTGCCTCAGCCCGCCACTAATACCGCTCCAGAGACCGGGCAGGAGCAACAGGCCGAACCCGCAGAACAACCCGACACGCCAGAGGAACCGAAGCGCAAGCCTTGGTTTCAGCAGCGCATCGACGAGTTGACGCGGGAGAAGCATGAAGCACGGCGACAAGCGGACCAGCTAGCCACTTACCTGCGCACAATTCAGCAGGGACAGCAGCCGGTTTCGCAGCAGCATGAAGGCCAGCCCCCCGCCGGATACGTCCCGGCATCGGAGGTTGGGCGGATCGCGGCGCAGCAGTTGGAAGCCCACCAGTTCAACATGGCTTGCAACGATATCGCAGACCATGGCGAGACGACGTATCGGGATTTTCAGACGGCTGTGCAGAACTTCCAGTCTCTCGGCGGACCTCCGCCGGCATTGCTGGAAGCCGTGACCGCACTCGGCAAGGAAGAAGGTGCCAAGGTCTACTACGAACTCGGCATGAATCCTGACGAGGCCATGCGCCTTGCTCGACTGTCGCCTGCCCGTATGGCCGTGGAAGTCGCCAAGATGGCTGCAAAGCCGGCGCCTTCTAAGCCTGTCTCGAAACTGCCCCCGCCCATTACGCCCATCGCAGCAGGACGCGCGGAACCCGGTGGCGAACCGGATGCCAAGCGTGATCCGGCCGCGTGGCGTTCGTGGTATCGGGCACAAGAGGCGAAACGCTGAGGCACGCGCCCGCGTAGCCATATCCCTTCAAAGGCGGCCCTAGGCAAGCAGCCCCGCACCGTCGCGATGACGGCGCATCCCATGATGGAGCCTCCACATGCCCAATACGTTGCTTAACGTTGACCAGATCACCAACCGCGCGTTGATGATCCTTCACCAGAAGCTGAACTTCATCGGTTCCATCAATCGGGACTATGACAACAGCTTTGCTCAGGAAGGCGCCAAGATCGGCAGCACCCTCCGCATCCGTCTGCCGAACCAGTATACGGTGCGCAGCGGCGCCGCCCTGAGCCTTCAGGACGTGGCTGAGACGAACACCACCCTGGCGGTGACGAACCAGAAGGGCGTCGATACGACGTTCTCCAGCGCCCAGCTTGCGTTGAACATCTTCGACTTCTCGCAGCAGGTGCTTGAACCGGCGATGGCCGTGCTGGCGGCGAACATTGAAGCCGACGCCTTCGCCATGGCCCGCGACGTTTACAACACCGTCAACGGCTCCGGGTCGGCGCAGACCCTGCGCAACATGCTGCAGGCCCGTAAGGTGCTGAAGGACAACCTGGCGCCCAATGCCACCTACATGGCCCGCATCGACACTCAGTCGAATGTGGACCTCGTGGACAGCCTGAAGGGCCTGTTCCAGTCGTCCAACAAGATCAAGAAGCAGTATGAAGACGGCGTGATCGGTGAAACCGGCGGCTTTGAGTTTGCCGAAAACACCCTCCTGCCGTCGTTCACATTCGGCGCGCGCAACAATGCTTATCTGACCAACGCGGCGGTTGCGCAGACTGGTTCCAGCCTGATCGTGGATACCGGCGCGAACGCGATGGCTGCGGGTGACGTATTCACCATCGGCGGCGTGTTCCGCGTGCATCCTGAGACCAAGGCATCGACGGGCGTGCTTCAGCAGTTCGTCGTTACGGCGGCGTATGCGGGTGGTGGCGGCACAGTGTCGATTGCGCCGGCCATCGTGGCCACGGGTGCCTACCAGAACGTCAGCAACGCTGCGGCCGACAATCAGGCCATCACCTTTGTTGGCACGGCTTCGGCCACCACCCAGCAGAGCCTCTGCTACCACCCCGACGCGTTCACCTTCGCGACCGCTGACCTCATCCTGCCGGATGGCGTTCACTTTGCGGCCCGCAAGGTGCAGGACGGGATCAGCATGCGCGTCGTTCGGCAGTATGACATCAACAACGACCTGATGCCGTGCCGCCTTGACGTGCTGTATGGCTTCAAGGCCATCCGACCGCAGCTTGCTTGCCGCGTGCTGGCAAACTGAGTTAACGCCATGACCCCGGTCGCCCTTATCCGCCTGATGCTGAGGGATGCCGGGGTTAACGGCGTTGGCCAGGCCCCGCGTGCCGAAGACAACAACGACGTTCTCACTACGCTAAACATGATGTTAGACGAGTGGGCCACTAAGCGGTGGCTTGTCTACCATCTTGTTGACGTGTCAGTGCCTGTTACTGGCGCGATTTCCTACACCATCGGGGCGGGTGGCGACTTCAACACCACGCGTCCCGATCAGGTGCAGGCGGCGTTCTTCCGATCGACCATCAACGCCACGCAGCCGGTTGATTATCCCTTGCGAGATATCGGCTCGCGCGAGGATTACAACCGCATCGCGATCAAGAGCGTGGGCACCTGGCCTTCGTGGTATTGGTATGATGCTGCGTATCCGCTGGGCGTCGTCTACCCTTGGCCTGTGCCGAACTCTGGCGCTGGAGAATTGCATCTCTCCCTCAAGCAGCCGTTCACGCACTTTCCCGACCTCGTAACAGACATCAACCTGCCGCCGGCATACGTGAACGCCCTGCGGTGGTGCGGTGCCCAGCGCATCCGGCCCATGTATCAGTTGCCGCGTGACCCTCAGCTTGACGGGCTGGCGCGCGCTGCGCTGGCGGCGATCCGTGGCCCCAACATCCAGATGCCGCGCTTGCGGATGCCAGCTGGTATCCCGACCTCGAACAGCCGCTACAACGTGTATTCGGATTCTTGGCTCTGATGCGCGTCGCACTCAAAACCGGCGCATACGTTTCGCGAAGCGTCATCGCTTCGTGCCAGCGCAGTTTGAACCTCTACGCCGAGCAGAACCCGGAAGATGCGCCAGTCCCATTCACGTATTATCCGACACCGGGCTTGCGGGCGCTTTCCAGCCCTCCGGCGGCCGGGCGGGGCAGGGGCGTGTATCGGGGCAGCGATGGGCGGCTGTATGCGGTTGTAGGCCAGACGCTTTACCGCGTGGCGTCGGATTGGTCTTGGACCTCGCTAGGCTCGCTCTACGATGCCCTGACAACGCCCGTGAGCATGTCGGACAACCAGACCACGCTAGTTGCGGTGGACGGCACCGGGAACGGTTACACGGTCAACCTCAATACAAGCGTGTTCGGCACCATTAGCGATCCGGCTTTCTACGGCTCGCCCCGCGTCGATTTCGTTGACACGTTCTTCGTTTTCGCGAAGCCGGGCACCGGGCAGTTCTACATTTCGGATTCCAACGCGGTTACGTTCGATTCTCTGTATTTCGCGACGAAGATTGGCGCGTCGGACCTGCTGGCGACGACGGCGGTGGTGCATCGGGAAATCTGGTTGATTGGCCAGCGGACCACGGAAATCTGGATCAACAGCGGGGCGCCAGCTTTCCCGTATGAGATCATGAACGGCGCTTTCATCCAAAGCGGATGCGCGGCGGTCTATAGCGTCGGACAGATTGGCGATGCCTTGTTCTGGCTCTCCGAGGATGCGCAAGGCGGGCGCCTGGTGCTGAAGGGGCAAGGCTATCAGGCTCAACGGGTTTCGACCCACGCGATTGAGACGGCCATCGCGGGCTACAGCACGGTATCGGATGCCGTGGCCTACACCTACCAGCAAGAGGGCCATCAGTTCTACGTGCTGACGTTTCCCACGGCCGACAAAACGTGGTGCCTCGATATCACAACCGGCCAATGGCACGAACGGGCGTGGTTGGATGACGAAGGGCGCGAGCATCGGCACCGGGGCGCGGCTGCGGCCTACTGCTACGGCGAAAACGTCGTGCAGGATTGGCAAACCGGGCAACTCTACGCTTTCGACCTGAACGTTTATACTGATGCTGGCGCCCCGATCCTGCGGCGGCGTGGCTTCCCACACATGGGGAACAACGGCGGCCGGGTCTATTACACGCAGTTCATAGCTGATCTTGAAGTGGGGCGCGACGATAATTCGACGCTTATAGGGCTGCCAGAAAAGGCGTTGGCACCCGATGTGGTGGCCGATACGGCGCTAGGTGTTGATAGCATCCCGGTCTTTCTTGGTATTGATGACGGCGCTTTGGGCATAGAACCGTCGAAGATTTACCTCCGCTATTCCGACACGCGCGGGGAATCGTGGTCCGATCCGATTGCGGACGACTTCGGTGCGACGGGCGATTTCTATAAGTCCATCCATTTCCAACGCCTCGGCATGGCGCGGGATCGGGTGTTTGAGTTGTTCTGGAGTTCCCCGGTGAGGACGGCGTTGAACGGTGCCTTCGTGCAAGCGATGGGCGAAGGGGTGGCGCGATGAGCGGTTCCGCGCAAGGCCTCCCGCAACGACTCACAGCCTTTCTCGACCCCAAGACGGGCCTCGTCACGGATACATGGTGGCGCTTCCTCAACGCCCTGTTCCAGCGCACAGGCGGGGCGCAGGGCACCAGTGGCCTAGACGACATAATCCAATACGGGAACATGGCGGACGTGCCCACGGACACGCCTCCAGACGACGCAGCGTGGCTTGCGAGCGCCATGGCCGACGTGCCCGACGCTACATCGCCCGACGAAGCGGCATGGCTTGCAAACATGATGGCAGACGTTCCCGACGCTGAGCCGTTCGCCTGGCAGGCAGCGCCGCAGATGGACGCTCCGACTGAGCCTGAGAATGACCCGGCGGCAATTGCATTGATGGTGGCAGACTGATGGCGATTATCTCTCCGGCCAATCTGGGGCAGGGCACGTTGACGGCTGCGGCGGTGGCCTACGCCACGGCTTCGGGCGCGTCGAAAGTCATCATCAAGCAGGCGACGTTCACCAACACCGACACGGTGGCGAGGACGATCACCGTTTACCGCGTGCCCAGCGGCGGCGCTGCGGCGGTGGGAAACCTCATCATTCAGGCTCAGTCGCTTTCCGCTGGCCAGTCCTATGACCCGCCGAGCCTGAAGAACATGGTGCTGAACCCCGGCGAGACGCTGCAGGCGCTGGCGTCAACGGCGGCGGTGGTGAACATCTTCGTTTCGGGCCTAACGGCATGACCCCACACGTCGCCCCCGTAACGCCTGACGTGCTGTCGGCATTCCTTGCCGTCATGGGCGAGGCCGAGCGCGCGGACCTCGAAAGCATCGGCGGCCTGCCTGCGCTGCAACGCGCGGTGGCGCTGTCGGTCCACACGTTCGCGGGCATCGTTGACGGCAAGCCGGCATTCGTCGGCGGCGTGATTCCCGATGAGGATCATGTGGTGGGCAAGGTTTGGATGCTGGGGGCGCCCGGCATCGCCAAGGCCCGCAAATTCTACCTGCGTGAGACGCGGCGCCAGGTCGGGTTGATGCTCGAAATGTTCGTGTGCCTACGAACGGCGGTTGCGGCCGAATACACGAAGTCGCTGCGGTGGCTGCGGTGGCTGGGCTTTGCCTTGGGGCAGCCTGTCGAGATGGCGGGGCGCACATTGGTTCCGGTGGAGCTGTGGAATGAAGTTTAGCCCCGGCCCGCAATCCCTATGGGAGACGGCGGCATTCGACCCGCTGTCCATCGGGATCAGCGCGGGAACGTCGCTTCTTGGCGGCCTGATTTCGTCCAGTGCGGCATCGGATGCGGCTGGCATGCAGGCGGGGGCTGCGGATCGTGCGGCGGCGCAATCGGCGGCACAGTATGCGCAGACCCGCGAGGATTTGGCGCCGTATCGCGGATACGGGACCACGGCCGGTGGCCAGCTTATCAACCGGCTGAACCAGTTGACTTCTCCGTTCAACCCGACGATGGCGGACCTTGAGGCAACCCCCGGCTATCAGTTTACGCGGGATCAGGGGCTCAAGAGCGTCCAGAACGCGGCGGCGGCGAAGGGGCTGGGCATCTCCGGCGCGGCGCTCAAGGGTGCGGCTAACTACGCAACCGGCTTGGCAGATAGCACCTACAAGACGCAGTTTGACATCGACCAAGCCAACAAGACGAACAGCTTCAACAAGCTGCTTGCCCTGACGCAGACCGGCGCGAATGCCGCTTCCAATACGGGTCAGCTTGGCATGCAGGCGGCGCAGAACGCGGGCAACTTCGCAACTTCTGGCGCCAATGCGCAGGCATCTGGTGCCGTGGCTGGCGCGAACGCGATCACCAGCGGGCTTAACAACGTGGCGGGGCTTTACAACAGCTACACGCTGCTGAACCGGCTGAAGGCGTCCTAATGGCCATTGACCCCAACATCCCGCTACAGGCCGGCACCGGCGCTGCGGCACCGCAGAACCCGTTGGCGCAGTTCGGCCAGGTGGTCGGCATCGCGAACGCGATGGGCCAGAACAAGCTGCAGGGCGTGCAGACGCAGGCCGCAGAGCAGGAGCTTGGCCGGACGCGGTTGCGGGCACTTGGCGCCATCGCGGGAACGGCTTTGAGCGTCTATGACCCGAGTAATCCAGCCAGCGCGAATGGCGTCGTGGATGCGCTGCACATGGGCATTGAATCCGCCGTGGCAAACGGCACCCTCGACCAGAACACGGCGCAACAGTTGTTCAAGGGCATCGCGGCCACGAAAAGCCCCGATGACTTGATGGGGCGCGTGAAGCAGTTCGCGCTGATGGGCATTGACCCCAACGCGGCGCTTACCCGTGTGTATGGCCAAGGCGGCACCATGTCGGACGGGCAGGTGCAACAGCCGGGCGTCGTGCGCGATCCGATGTTTGGCGGCGGCTTCACGCCAGCTGGGCAGGGCGTGCGGCAACAGGTCACGCCTTCGGAACTCAACGAGCGCGTCATTGTGGGATACGACGCAAAGGGCAACCCGATCTACGGCCCCAAGCAACAGGTTACGCCCCGCAGCCTCGGCGGCACGGCGGCCGATACAACATCGCCATTGGGCGACGGGCGGTTGCCTCCTGCGCTGCGCAATCCTACGAATGCGCCGCAAGCGACCTCCGCAAACGTCACGGCCCCCGGCGCGGCTGCGCAAGCCGCACAGTCCGCCACGGGCACGCAGGGCGCCGCGCGCTTCAGCCAGATCGCAGACCAAGGCGTTGCCGCACAATCGCAAAACGCGATCCTTGGCAACATGGAAACCGAGATTGCGCAGTTTGCCACGGGCACCGGGCAGGACCGCATCAAGAATTTCCAGAAGGCCACGCTGCGGTTTACTCCCGGTGTCGCGCGCGCGTTCGGCATTGATGAAAAGTCGGTGGCGGCGAACGAGTCTTTCGACAAGCTGGCGGCGCAGATTGCCGATGCACAGGGCGCCGGATCGGATGCGCGACTTGCCGTGACCCAATCCGCCAATCCCGGCAGCACGCTTACGCCAGAGGGCGCGCGGCTGATCCTCAGCCAGCTTCGCGGAAACGCCGACTACAACAAGGCCCGCGCCACGCTGGCAGCCAACTGGCCAGACAAGGCGGACCAAGCCGGCTTTGAGCAGCAGGCGAAGAACCTTGACCCGCGCGCGTTCCAGATGCTGCGGATGACCGGGGAACAGCAACGGACGTTCCTGAAAAACCTGAACGACACCGACAACGCAGCCGTCAAGCAGGCTTGGCGCTGGGCTAAGGAAAACGGCCTTGTCGGTCGCTAATTACGGCCCGATTTTTGAAGCGGCGGCCCGCGAATGGAACGTTGACCCGCGCCTGTTGCGCGCGGTGGCCACGCAGGAAAGCGGCGGCAACCCAAATGCACGCAGTCGTGCCGGCGCCGTTGGCGTCATGCAGATCATGCCGGGCACCGCGAAAGACCTCGGCGTAACCGACCTGACGAACGCAGAGCAGAGCATCTACGGCGGCGCCAAATACCTGTCGCAGATGCTGGATCGCTATAAGCATCCGGAACTTGCGCTTGCCGCCTACAACGCGGGGCCGGGGCGCGTTGATGCCTTCCTGAAGGGCGGCGCGCTGCCTGACGAAACGCTAAAATACGTTCCGGCTATCAAAGCGCATTACGAAAGGCTTGGCCCTGTGGCAGATCGTCGCGCTTCCGGTGTCATGTCTGACGATGACTTCCTAAAAGCCATCGGCGGTGGTGCCAAGCCTGCCACGACCGCGCCCGGCGCGACGATCAGCGATGACGACTTTTTGAAAGCCATCGCCCCGACCACGGAAGCCAAGCCCGCGCCTACGGACAAGCGCCAGCAGGGCGACCCCGACAATCCCGTGATGCCGCAGCGGTTCCAGAAGCGCGCGGATCTCGGCCCGCGTTCGTCGCCTGCTGTGGAGACGGGCACGACCGTTGGTGATATTGCAGCCAGCGCGGGCGCCATCCGTTCCGCCGCAGCGCAGGGGTTCCGCGAAGGCTCGCAGCCCATGCCGCCGCTTGTCACGCCCGTTATGGAAGGGCTGGGCGTCTATCCTCCGGCAGCCGGTGGTGGCACGCTGCTACAGCGCGCGAACAAGCTGGTTATGGACCCGCTGGCGGCTGGCGGCGAATTGGCGTTGCGGCTTGGTGGGGGCGTCATCCGGGGGTTGCAGGCCGGTGTCACGCAGGCCGGGCGCGAGGGCGGCGACGCCCCGATGCTGGGTGTGTTGGGCAGCCCGCAACAGCTTGGGCGCGATCTTGCCGCCATGCCGGAGGCTTTCATGGGCGCGTTGCCCGGTGGCGCCCCACGGCAGCCCAACCGCCTTGCGCCTGCCGTGCCTCAATACGTGCCGTTGCCTGACAAGCCCCGCGTCTACATGCGCGCTGACATTGGCGAGACACGCGCGGCGCCGGACTTCATGCCGCCGGGTGTGCAGCGACCCCCTGTGGCTCCCGTTGCGCCTCCTGACTTCCTGCCTCCCGGGGCCACGATTGCTCCGGCTGCCGATGACGCGGCGATGCGCGGGCGGCGTTCGGCGGGCGCTGCGGCGGCGACGGATGCGGAAGCCAACATGTCCCGTAAGGAGATGGTCACGCAGCGCGCGACGGCAGAACGGAAACTGTTGGAAGAATCACAACCCGCAAGCGCGGACGCTACCGAATACGTGCCGGGCAGCATTCCGACTGAGGCGCAGATTGCGCAGACCACGGAAGCCGCGCGTTCCGAAAAGAGCATGGCCACGCAATCGGCAGCCGCTAAGCAAATATACGACGATCATCAGGCCCGCAACAATCAGGCGCGCGCTGATTTCTACGATGACGCTCAAGGCACCCCAACGCTTCGACTTCGGCTTGAACTGGCGCGGAATGAGCAATACGAAGCGGAAGTTGCAAGCGCAATGCGCAACAAGGGCGCGGCTGACCCAAATCCTACAGTTACCCTAGCGCAAACCATTCTTGATGGCCCAGCCGGGCGGCAGGAAGCGGTAGAAAAGACGCTTAAGAATGTAATTGCTCGCATGACGGACAAAGACGGCAATCTTTACACAGACCCGGAAATGTTGGCCGGCGTTCGCGCCCACATCCGCAATTTGCTGGAAGGCAAAACGGATGACAGTTCCCAAGCCAAATTGGCGCGCAAGCAGCTTATGCAAGTTCGCGATGAACTTGATAAAGCAATTGAACTCGGAGCACCTGGATTTCGCCAGGCTGTCACAAATTATGCCGAAGCATCCGGGCCAATTGACGAGATGCAGTTGCTTCAAGATTGGTCGGCTAAAATCCGCGCCAACAATGGCAACGGCCCAATTACGTTCCAAGGCGTGCAACGCATGCTGAAAGATATCGTGGAGTCTCGCGAAAGCACGCTGCCCGACCTCGCCCACGGCATCACTGACGAAACCATGGCCAAGCTGTGGGCGCTACGCAACGATCTTCGGAGGCAAAATCAATCGGAAAGATTGGCGCGTGCGCCGGGTTCGGATTCCACGCAGAACTTCTTTGATGCGGCCAAAGGGCTTGGCGTTCGCGCGGCAGGCGAAGGCGCGGCGGCAGCGGTGGGCATCCCGCCGGGCGTTGCGTCGGTAATGTGGGGGGCGTTGACCGGCCCCATGAAAGAAAGCGCGCTAGTCAAGAACGCGAACCGCGCCACCAACGTTGAGCCGATCCGCCTGCGCCCGCCTCCGCAGTAGCCCCGGCACAGCCGCCACGAACCACATCCCGCCGGCAACGGCGAGATACCCGGCTTCCTGATACCCGGCGAACACCGGGGCCGCAGCCACGACGAAGCAGCCGGCCATCGTCCCTACGACGAACGCCGCAACGCGCCCGATCCAATGGCCCGTGAGCCATACGGCCAGCGTCACCACGCCCACGACAAACAGCACCACACAACCTCCGCTTAGGGGCCACGAAGCATGGCGCTAACTCTTCCGCCCGGCAAGACAACGTTTTTTGATGATGCCGGAAATCCGCTCGCGGGTGGGTATGCATACCACTACATCCCCCACACGAGCACGCCGAAGAACACCTACCAAGACGTTCACGCGACCATCGTCAACAGCAACCCCGTGATCCTCGATGCGGCTGGCAGCGCCGTGATCTTCGGCACGGGCGCGTATCGGCAGGTTGTTACGGACTCACTGGGAAATCAGATTTGGGACCAGGAAACGCAGGTCGCAACGCTCTCCCTGTTGGGTGCCGTGGCCAAGGCTGGCGACACGATGACGGGCCGCCTCACGGTGCCGGGGCTCACGTCCACGCAGGGCACGGCCCAGACGATCACGCCGATTGGCAACCCGCCGCTGCTGTCGTTCAACCCGATCAGCGGCACCACGGCCAGCAGCACGCAAGACGAGTTCTCCATGTCGGTGAACTTCGTCTCAAACAACGGTGCTGCCGCTACGGTGCCAGACAGCAAGAACAAGGTTGCGCTCTACGCGGCCATTCGCGCGGATGCTGGCAGCGGCAACGTTTGGGCGTTCAATCCGCTTCTGCTCATCAACCCCGGCGCCTGCACCATCGGCGGGGCGCAGATCGCAGAATTTGACCTAGCCAACAACTCTGGCACGCATTTTGGCGATGCGGGCGGCTTCCCGGCACAGCCTGCGGTATTCGGGATGCAGGTCACGGGCATCAGCACCAATCGCGCGACGGCAGCCGTGGCGGTGCTGGGCAACCTTGGCGACCTGGTGTCCCCAATGTGGAATCAGGGGCTTATCTTTGCCTCGCAGTCCGTGCGCCTGACGACCATCGCGGACTACACGAACAGCGAAACCTCGATCGACCTCCGGGGCGTGCATACGGGCTACGGGCTTGACATGGCGCAGGGGGCGTTTAACAGCGGCGCCATCCGCATTGACAGCCAGGCCAAGATTGTTGCGCGCAACAACGCCCTCAGCGCCAACCTGATCCTTCTGCAAACGTCGGTGTCAGATAACGTCGTGATCGGCGACACGGCGGTTCCATATGTGGTGGCCAAGGCCGCAACCGGCTTCGTGCCATCGGCCGACAACACCATGGTTTGTGGCGTCGGCGGCGCGCGGTGGTCGGCTGTGTGGGCCGTCAACGGCACAATTCAGACATCAGATCCGCGCGAGAAAACCGACATTGAGACGCTTTCGGACGTGCCTGTCGGGAAGATCATCGACGCCATCAAACCCATTACGTTCCGATGGATCGAAGGCGGAAAGGATGCGGTCGGCAACCCGGTGCCGGGCAAGCGCACGCATTGGGGCTTCAGCGCTGAGGACGTGGGCACCATCGCAAAGCGCGCGGGGCGTGACTTCGGCGGCTTCGTGAAAGCGGAAGATGGCACGCTGGCCATTCGCCCCGACCAAATGATTCCGATCCTGTGGGAAGAAATGCGGCACTTGCGCGAGCGGGTTGCCCAGCTTGAGGGGCGCAAATCGTGACCGCGATCCAGTATATCTCGCAGCTTCCGTCTGCGGCGGCGTGGGGCGGAACAGACCTGTTCCCTGTCACGCAAGGCAGCACGGGGCCATCGACCGGCACGACGCGCAAGCTGACGGTTGCGCAGCTTTTCACGTCTCCGACGTTTACCGGGACGACTACGGTGGGGAGCAACCTGGCCAACTACATCACGGTGATAGGCTCTGCGGCGGCGGGTAGCCCGGTTATCGCGGCGGCGGGGTCTGACACGAACATCAGCATCGTGCTTGACCCCAAGGGCAGCGGCGTTGTGTCGATTCTGGATAAACTGACGGTCGGGCGTGTGAGTAACGCAGGCGGCGCCATATTTTACGGTCCATTTGGGGCTGCAACGGATGGCAGCAATTCCGCTTTGTCGGTTCAGCAATCTGCTAATGCGTCTGGCGCTCAGAAGGTAGCGGTTGTTCAAGTTGGTGCTGTAATCACAGGAACATCAACCGCTAGTGCAAGCGCATCTCCTATCAACTTCAGCGTGACTGATAATTCTAGTGCGTTTGGCACTGGTGTTATGTTCAGCAACCCTTACGGCGGAACGGGTTGGTCTGGCGGCAAGAACGGCCAATGGACAAACGTATTCAGCACGGCTGATAGCATCAACGGGGGCAATGCTCAGTTCTTGGTTGGTGCTGCCCCTTGGTGGCGTGCAATGCACTGGCAGGGTGGATATCCTGGCCTAGAAGAAACGGAGATTTATGGCGAAAATCCGCTTGCATGGCTTGGTAAGAGCGGGACCATTGGCGCGCGTCGTATTAAAGGCATACAATCATTTGAGGCTAATTGGGGAAGTGTGTTCAATACACAGTATCAATCTGGCGGCCGATTTATTCAGTGGGCACAGTTAAAGGATGCGTCGTTTACTGGCAGCATTGTAGGGGCCACGCTTACTGTCACCGCAGTTTTATCGGGCACAATCTCTGTTGGGCAGGTCATTGCTTCGGCTGATGTAGGTATTGCCGACAACACACGCATTACGGCTTTTGGCACCGGCACCGGAGGAACAGGAACATACACGGTTAGCATCGCTCAGACCGTATCATCTGGGGCTATTTTATCTGGCGCGCCGAGTGAAGGTGTCGGGCTTTGGCAGGATACCGGTATCAACTTTGGTCGCTTCAATTACGGCAATCAGGGCATGCTTACCGTTATCGGCCTCGGTGACTGGTCAGCGCTTTGGCCTGTTCGTGCTAATGTTGGCACAATCATGGAGACTGTGCCTAACCAGAGCTTTATCACCAATCAGCCCGCATATGCGGCCGCCATCGGGTTTAATCTGCCCGACATGACCTTCGATCACGCTTTTGCATGGTCGCCTGGGTTTTTCGTCGGCGGCACTGGCAACGTAGGCGGCCGGGCTGTGAGCGGGAATACTCTGCAAACCGTTTCGAGCATCGCGGCAAAGACTGCGGTTGTCGGCAGCGTGACGGTGGTGCGCGGCGGGTTGTTTGCCAGTATTCCCACGTTGACGTTTGCCGCATCGCCGGGCGGCGGCACGACCGCTACGGGCTCTGTCAACCAGATGGCGGCTGATTGGCCTCTGTCGATGGCGGGGGCATCCGGTGCGCGCGGGACCGGCTATACGGTTGGTGACGTGCTGACCGATAACGCGGCGACAGGAACGGCCTCCACGCGGTTTCAGTACACGGTGCGGGCGGTGGATAGCGTCGGCGCCATTATCGACATGGAGCCGACGCTGCCGGGCGTCTACACGGTGCTGCCGACCGTTCCGATTACGCTTACCGGCGGAAGCGGGACAGGCGCGCAAGTGGCTGCCTATTGGACCATTCTAACCGTGACTGTTGCGGGCGGCGGCACGCTTTATTCAGAGCATGTCCCGCCTGTTATCACGGTATCGGGTGCGGGCGGCGTGAAATTCCGCCCGCCGATCCTGGTGCCTCAGATGACGGCGACGCAGGCCCCGCTTTTGCTCAATGCCGGATCGTCTACGCAAGTGGATAGCCTGACCGTCTCTGCATCCGGCCCGACAATGACGACCGGCGCGGGTGTGCCCGCAGCCACTACGCCAAGAGGCTCAATCTACCTCCGCACGGGCGGCGGCGTCGGATCAACCCTCTACGTGTCCCAAGGCGGCGGCACGTGGAATGCAGTTGCAGGTGTTTAAATGAATCCTTCCCCTTCTCTCCCCATCGACGTTTGGAACGTTCTTTACGCGGCGATGATGGAACGGCCCGTGCCCTACCACGCCCGCGAAGAGGCGTTGAACGCATTCCGCACCGCCATGCAGGCGGCACAGCAGCCGGCGCCGGCAAAGGAGCCTGAGTAATGACCGCTATTCCTACTGCGTTTCAGGCGTTTTACCCTGAACAAACCAGCACGGTTGCTTGCACCACAACCAGCGGCAGCGCCAACGTCGTATTGGGCACGGTTGGCGATACCCTGCTTTTGCGCAACGAAGGCCCCAGCACCGCGTTCCTTGCTTTCGGCAACGCGGGTGTCGTGGCCACGGCGGGCGGTGTCGTCAACGCCGCAAACGACGGTTCTTTCCCGATCCTAGCAGGAGAGATCAGCACCGTTCGGGTTGATGATTCGGGCACCGGCTTGAATGTCGCGGGCATCACGGCGGCGGGCACGGCAACCGTCCGCATCACGCGCGGGAGTGGCGTCTGATGGCACTTCGAGCAATAGCGCCTGGTGCGCGCGTCGTTTCGACGTTTACCGGGAGTGGCACTTACACCAAATCTAGCGGCGCGCGATATGTTGCTGTTCTCGTGGTAGGCGGCGGCGGCGGCGGCGGCTTCGGCGGCACCTATGCCGCGGCAGCTTCCGGCTCCGGCGGTGGTGGTGGCGGTGGCGCGGGTTGTTCGTGGGTCATTTACAGAGCGTCGGACCTGCCGGAGAGCGTAGCGGTCACGGTTGGCGCGGCCGGTGCGGGTGGAACCAGCGGCGTTATACCTCCGGGTGGCTCTATTGCGGGGCAAGGCGCGAGAGGTGGCCAATCGTCTTTCGGCACGCTGGCTTATGCTGGCGGTGGCGGCGGTGGTGCTCCTGGCGCGCTGGGCAGCGCCAGCGGCGGCGGCGGGGCGACATTTGCCATTACCCAATCCGGAGGATTTGGAACGAACGCGGCTGGCGGGACTGGTGGGTTCGGCATTGCAAATGCGGGCGGGTTCGGCGTGGGTGGCGTTGGCATAAATGTCTCTGGATTTGGAGGAAGCGGCGGTGGTTGCAGCGCAACAGGTGTCGCGGGTGGTGGGGGCGTAGCATACCAGGGCGCATCGGGCGGCGGCGCGGGCGGCGGGTTCAACATTGGCACTCCTGCGGCGGGCAATGCTGGTGGCACTGCGCTCTTTCAAGGTAGCGCATCACAGGCGGTTGGCGGTGCCGTAGCGACTGCCGGCAGCAACGGCACCGGGGCATCTCCGCAACTGTTGAACAACACGACGGGCAGCATTGGTAGTGGCGGAGGTGGCGGTGGTTCCGGCACGGCGGCCAATGGTGGCGCTGGCGGTTCTGGCGGCGGTTTCGGAGCCGGCGGCGGTGGCGGCGGCGCGGGTGACAGCGGCGCGGCGCGCGTGGGCGGCAACGGCGGAGCCGGCGGCGCTGGCATCGTCATCGTGTGGGAGTGGTGACAATGAACGCAGAACCGATTCCGTACATTGTGCTGGATGCTGACGGGACTGCCGTCAACGTCGTTCTATGGGATGGCGTTACCGACTGGCATCCCGGCGACGGCATGCGGGCCATCCCCGAAACCGAATACCGCGCCACGCGCGATGACATCGACTAACAACAATAATGCGTCAATGTTCCGTTAAAGCGATGATTTCGCTTATAGGTTGTGGAAGCGCGGGGGTTTTTGTTCCATGAACGACGGCATTGACATAGGGCCAATGCAAGCCGTGTATGAACGTCTTACACGGTTGGAAGAGCGCGGAGTCGCCCGAGACGATCGGATGGGTCGGATGGAAGAAGCCCTTGAGCGTCTAGCCAAGCAGGTTGAAGTCATCGGCGCTGACGTACGCGATGCCAAGACGGGGCTTCGTGTTGCTTTGTGGATTTCCAACACGATTTGGCCCCTGTTGGCGGCTGGCGGTGGATGGGTGGCGGCGCATTTCTGGCATTGGAAGTAGCGGCTAGATCCGATCATCCACAAAATGCGTCGGCGTCCCTGCCAGCGCGTTCGTCCGGGCGCGCGCTCATGTCGCTTCTCCTAGCGCGCGGATGGCGGCTGCGATGGTGGCGTGGTGGTTATCGTTCTTGGCGCGCTTCGGGTCGTATTCTAGATGTGACGGCTTGCTGTCCGACATGATGTAGAGCGACGTTTCAACCATCGCTGCGGCTCTTTCCCGCTCCTGTGCGGCGATGAGGGGCGCGACGGCGGCGAGAATGATCTCAACTTGATCGCGGCTGGGGATGTCGATTTCCCCGTTGGCGTGGCTCTGCATTTCGCTCGCCATCCGTGCCATGTAAGCGCGGAGAATGGCCTTGAGCATCTCCTCCGTCACCACGCTCATCGCCCCGCCTCCCGGTAGAGGGCGAGGGCGGCGCGGGCGGCTTCAAGCATATCCGCCAGCGACCGTTGCGCCAGTTCCCGCGAGCCTGTGGGCGATACCGCGCGAACCGTGAATACCGTATCCGATGCGTCAATGTCGGCAGCATCCAGCACGGCGGGTATCGCCACGCTGAACGCCTCCAACGCCTCCACCAGCGCGGCGACGGTGGCGGGGGGTGTGACGGGGGCGAGATCAGAAACGGCCTCATATGTCAGCGCGAAAATATCCGGTTTACACGGGTAAATTTCCCCCCTTACGCCGCGAATAATCCAATCGCCTTTCTCTGCACGCATCACGCCTTCTAGGGTGTGGATCAGCGCGTAATCCGGGCCACCCCTATGCCGCCCGTCGGCATTGTGCGTAGTGACTTCGTTCGTGATGTGCTTCTCGTGCCACCATTCGGGCCATTTTACGCCCAACTGAAAGGCTTCAATCACAACAGGTTTTTTACGGAAACGCCATTCCGTCACCACACTCATCGCTGAAACGCCCCAAGGACAGCAAAATACGCAAGCACGAAGGCGCCACCCAATGACCACCCGATTGCAACGCGCGCCCATGCGTGCCAGCGGGCTTTTTCATGTTCATCCATCACACTTCCTCCACCTTCACCGCGTTGGCGCGGACTGCGGCGAGGGCGTGGTTGCGACCGTCATAAAACGTTTGCATGTGTTCTGTGAGTTTCCCGCTGTCGCTCCATTCCTCTGGCATCTTCCCCACCACCAGGCCGCCGCGTTCGGTGACGGCGCGGATCGCGGCGCGGGCAAGGTCACGCCAACGCTGCGGATTGGGACACGAATCCGGAAACCGCTCAGGCTTTCGCCTGTGAAATTCCGCCCACAGGCTTTGTGCGATCGCATCCATCACGTCGCTCATCGCGTGGGCTCCGATGCTGCGAGCATGGCGCGGTAGATGCCGTGATACATGCTTTCTTCTTCGCCTTGCTGGTCGCGACCGGGCGCTGCAAGTATCATCGCCTCTGTCGGCTCCACCGGCACCACCGCGTAACCGGCGGCGGAGAGGGCGGAGAGGATGGCGTCGGCGCGCATTGTCTTCGTCCAAGGTGGCGATATATCGACTTGCATACCAACAAGCACAGCATCCCGCGCGCTCATGGCTTCACCTCCAGCGTGACGGTGATTGTGGGCACGGTTGGCAACAGGACGCGGGCGGTCACGTTGGCGATGACATGGCCGGCGTATCCATCCTGAAGCGAATGGTCGATCATGTAGATCACGCCATCATCGTCTTTGATGACGCCATACACTTCCACCGTCTCCCCCGGCGGCTGTGCGGGGAGAGCGTCTAGGGCGTAGAGGGCGTAGAGGGCGTTGTAAAGCTGTGAACGCTTTGATATTACGATCATATCTGGATCGTTGTTCAGTCGTGCTTTGCGGTAGTTTGCAGCCGCCTCCGCCACCGCCTCCAGCGCGGCCAGTCGTGCTTTGTTTGTCATGGCGTCACTCCTTGCACGCGGCGAACGGAATCTCGTCCCTATCCGCATCCCCACCACGCCCCTGCGGCGCCGCATCCTGCCGTGGCGCGGGCTGGCGCTCCCTCTGCGGCTGCACCTTCAGCGAAATGCGCGCCTTCCCGCCCTGCGTGGAGCCCGCCCAGCCGGCAATCTCGTAGAGCGTGCCGTTGACCATGAAGTCGCCACGCCAGTCGGGGTGCGCGTCGGACGTTTTGTTGTTTGAGAGCATGGAGCCCGCGCCTTCCTTGTGCTGATATGTGCCGCTCATCGTGCGTTCTCCATGTCGTATGCCGGCTCTTCCGGCGCAGGCGTATCTGCCATCCGCTCCGACGCAGCCACGCGGGCGGCGTCAACGGTGGCGAACAGTTCAGGGCGGTTGGCCTTGAGCCAGACCATCTGCTTGGCGGTCTTTTCGTCGTCTAGGATGCCGTAATAGTCCTGTGCCGTGGCAACGGACGCGAACTGGGCGGCGAGGGCGTCGGCGCCGTCTTTGATGCGGTCGGGTTCCTGCGCAACTTCGGCGCGGGCTTCGATGGTGGGGCCTGCGTGGAACGCTGGCGCGGGCTCCATTTCTTCCGGGGTGTAAACGCCAAGCATGACCTCGGGGGCGTAGCGGCGCGCCCACACGCGGGCGCCGTGGTAGGCAAGCTGCTGGTCGGGCTGCTTCGTCCACATGCCGTTCGTGGTCTTAGCATCGGCCAGCTTGACCTCTACCGCGCGCGGTTCCGTCTCGCCTGCCAGCACCGCAGACACGCGCACCAGCCTGGCTGCACCTTCGCCTGCGTAGTCGTAGGCAAGGCGTGTGGCCAGAGCCCCGGAAGCGTGCAGGGCGGCGGCAACCAGTTTGCCTTCAAACATCAGCTTGCCCTGAATGACACTAGTGGACTGCGCCACGGCGAACGGCGACATACCCCACCGCATCGCCTGCTCAATCACCATCAGGCAATCGCCCGGCGACCGTTGCAAATGGGACGGCACCAGCTTGCCCACGGCCATCATCTCAGCCAGCCGCATCGCCTGATCCATCGACTGCGGCACAAGGCCCAAGCCGCCGCCGGTTGTGGTTGTGAGGCTCATGTTATTTCGTCCTGATTGTGAGGGCCGGAAGCCCGTTCCGCATTTCGGCGCCGGGGATATCCGCCCCGCTGGCGATAGCCGCGCCAATGGCTGTCTTGTCTGGTTCGCGGCGCACTCGCATGAAGGCGCCGGGAATTGCTTCGGGGTCCGTGATGACCACGCCGGGGCGGCCGGGGCTGAGCGACACCGTGAACTCGGGCGACTTCCATGCGCGTTGCCCGGCGGCATCCATGGCGGCGAAGATCAGGCGGCGGTATTCTTCGTGCTGGGCGTTCAAGCGCCGCTCGCGTTCCTTCAAGGCGGCAATGCGAGCATCAACCATTGCGGAAGCGTGGGACGCCTCATCCGCCGCCCGGCACAGCGCCGTCATGATATCGGCGAACGCGGGTTCCTCGGCGTTTACAAGCGCCAGCAGCGCATCGGCATCGGTGTAGGGGTCAGTTTCCCGCATCCGTGCAACGGTCATCCGAACCGCGCTGGTGACGGTGGCGATTTCAAGGGTGTTCATGGTGTTCCTTGAGTTGTGTAGCGTTGAGACGCTGTGCGAAGCGCAGTGCTGCGCAGCGGTTAACCAACCGCGCCAATCTGCTCGGCAAATCGGCGCATCGTGATCGCCACCGGCTCGGCTTTCGCTTCGGTGCCAGCGGCGGAAACTTGCTTGTCTGCGCTGATGTGCTGCACCAGGCGCATCGAGTTGACTTCGGCATACGCCCTGCGGCGCGCTTCGTTGGGCATGTCGTTCGTGGACTGGATCGCGGCCACGATGGCGTCAGCCGTGCGCTTGGCGCTGCGCCGGATGCGGCCCCGCGTGTGTGACCCCAGCATGTGCGCGTTCTGAGGGGCGAGGCGCTGATAGCCGACACCACGCACGCTGCCAAAGATGGCGCCGGTTTCCTTGGTGGCAATGTGCATCGCGCGGATGGCCAGATACCGGCGATCAGCAATGCTGCGGCCAATGGCGGCAGACATGGCGGAGTAGCTGACGGTTTCGCCGATCGGCGTGGCGGCGAACAGATCAGCCAGCGTGCGGCATTCGACGGATAGGGTCTGGGTGACGTTCATTGCGGGTTCCTTGTGGGAGACGTTGCGGGGCAAGGCGTTG